ATACCAGGGGGTATTTAAATCTCTGGAAACGCTTACCGCAAGACCGTTGGCGTGGGATTCCTCACGTGGTCGCAAATTAGACTTGCTTTTTGGGGTGGTTAGAAAATGGAAATAAAGAAAATCAACAAAAAACATATAAACCCAGCTCCATATAACCCACGCAAAAATTTAAAACCAGGAGATCCAGAATATGAAAAGCTTAAACGCTCAATAGAAGAATTTGGTTTTATTGAACCTCTCGTCTGGAACAAAAGAACAGGCAATCTATGCGGCGGTCACCAGCGATACAAGATACTCCTAGCTCGTGGAGATGAAGAATTTGAATGTTCGGTTGTAGACTTAGACCTACAACGTGAAAAGGCTTTAAACTTAGCACTGAATAAGGTTACAGGCGACTGGGACGGCGCAAAATTAAAGGACATTCTTGCCGACCTTGACGATGGGCTGTTTGACATGAGCTTGACTGGATTTGACAACGACGAAATAGAAGAATTGATGACGCAGTATTTTAAGCCTGCCGACATTGACGACTTATTAAGCGAACTCGACATGTCAAAAGCGATAGAAAAACCTATATGGGCTACCATCCGTACAAAACCAGAAAACCAGGAAATCATTGAGCGAGTTCTTGTTGTTCTTGAACAAAGCGGAATAAGGGTTGAGCGTAGTTATGAAACGTAGAAAAATATGGGGCAAGACAGATAACTCCATGGTCAGTGAAAAGGCTGAATTAAGAATTAGAAACCTGCCAGAAAAAGCAAGAGTTATTGATTTATTTTGTGGTGAAGGTGAAATGTACCACCGAGCATATAAAAACCTGGCGTGTGAATACCATGGCGTTGATAAAAAACAAATTCACTCTTCACACTTATGCACACTAACCAACAACGTGATATACGTTACTAGAAACGACCTCTCCCGATACAATGTATTTGACCTTGACGACTACGGTTCACCATGGAAATTACTATACTTAATTTTACGCAAGCAACCGCCTGGGGAAATAACGATATTCATCACAGACGGACTAATACTACATCAGAAAATTGACGGACAGGTAACAAAATTCGTATCAGCAACCGAACAAATACCGCAGGAAATGAATATTCCCGGACTTAACCGGTTTTATATAGATATTTTTGCAACTATGCTTCTAGACATACAAAAACGTTACGGCTGGAAGGTAAAAAAGGCATTATATTTTCATAATTCCAGAAGGACGGTTTATTACTGGTGCTTAAAGCTAAAGAAAAATTGAATATCAAAGGAAGCGCAAGAAAAACAAAGTAACTGTAAGTTTAATTTAAAAAACCCTTGTATTATCCTCCATTCCATGATAAAATAAAAAGAAATGGAGGTTTTTAATATGTCTATTGTTTACGAACCGGCGGGAAGAGCCCGCGAATATGCAGCATTGGCCGCCAACCTTTACAGCGGGTGCGGCCATGGGTGCAAATACTGCTATGCTCCAGGGGCTTTACGCCGAGACAGCGGGCAGTTTCACAACAGTCCACAACCCAGGGCAAAAATTCTTGCCCTATTGAAAAACGACTGCCAGAAGCTTAGCAGCAAAAACACGCCGCCGGTTTTATTCAGTTTCACTACCGACCCGTACCAGCCGTTAGATGAAGCATACCAGCTTACACGGTACGGTATACAAATACTTCACGATAACGGCCTGAACGTCGAAATATTAACCAAAGGCGGCATGAGAGCCGCCCGGGATTTTGACTTATTGACCCCAAAAGATGCTTTTGCAACAACACTTACTTTTATTGACACAGAGCAATCCCGCGAGTGGGAGCCAGTCGCTGCATTACCGGCAGACCGCATGGAGGCAATGCGCTTGGCACACTCAAAAGGCATCCGGGTATGGGCCAGTCTAGAACCGGTCATAGATCCGGAGCAAAGTTTAGAACTTATCAGAAAGACACATACTTTTGTCGATTTATTTAAAGTCGGCGTATTAAACCACCACCCATATGCCAACAAGATAAACTGGCATGACTTCGGATGGAAAGCAAAAAAACTACTTGAAAGTTTGGGGAAGCCGTACTACCTCAAGCACGACTTGCGACAACAAATGAAAATAGCAATTTAAATAAACAAAAAATAAACAAGTGAACAGTTCACCGCCGAAAGGCGGTTTTTCTTTTGGATAAAGAAACAGAAAGGATAGATAAACATGTCTCAGCGTGGCAGGAAGCCAACGCCAACACGTCTTAAAGTTTTAAGCGGAAACCCAGGCAAACGACCGCTGAACAAAAATGAACCTAAACCAAAACCTCAACGTCCATCTTGTCCTAGTTGGCTTTGCAAGGATGCAAAGAAAGAATGGCGCAGGGTTGTTGATGAGCTCGAAGCAATTGGTATGTTAACAAAAATAGATATGGCGTCTCTTTCTGGTTACTGCCAGGCATATGCTCGCTGGAAACAGGCAGAAGAGTTTATTGATAAGCACGGGACAGTTTATCCAGTGAATCAGGAAACGAATATTATCTTTAAGCAATTTCCGCAGGTTAATGTAGCGAAAACATATTTGCAACAAATGCGGCTTTTCTGTTCTGAATTTGGGTTAACTCCGTCAAGCAGAAGCCGCTTGAACGTTGATACCAAAAAAGAAGTAGACGAGTTCGAGGAATTTTTGAATTATGACAAGAAAAAAGCGTGACCATCCGGTTACTGATTATGCTAAAAGAGTAGTTAGCGGAGAAATACCGTCCGGAGAACTAGCTATTTTGGCCTGCGAAAGACACTTGAAAGACCTAAAGACTGCTGCAATGAGCGGTTTTTTTTTTGACGAGAACGCTGCCAATCACGTGATAGAATTTTTTTCTTACCTACGGCTATGGGAAGGCGAATGGAAAGGATGTGTATTTGAACTTCAACCCTGGCAAAAATTTATAGTTGGCTCATTATTCGGGTGGAAGCGCGGCGACGGCTTTAGAAGATTCAGGACTGGATATATAGAAGTTTCGAGAAAAAATGGGAAAAGTCCCCTATTGTCAGGAATTGGTCTTTATTTATTAGTTGCAGATAACGAACCAGGGGCACAGATTTATTCTGCGGCAACCATACGAGATCAGGCTAAAATAGTATGGAAACATGCAGCTAAAATGGTTGAGACATCTTCAGTATTAAAAAAACGGGTAAAAATATACTGGGGAAAGGGAAATATGCACATTGCCGAAACAGAATCTAAATTCGAACCCTTAGGCGCAGACGCTGATACAATGGACGGGCTTAATATTCATGGGGCACTTGTTGATGAACTGCATGCACATAAAAAGAGAGACACATGGGATGTGCTTGAAACTGCCACAAGTTCTAGACGGCAACCGTTGCAAGTGGCCATTACAACCGCTGGAACCGACCAGACATCTATTTGCTACGAAAATCATCAGTATGCAGAAATGATTCTAAAAGGAACAGTGCAAGATGATACATATTTTTCCTTCATTTCAACAATTGACAAAGACGACATTGATAATTGGGATGACCCTGCTGTATGGGCAAAAGCTAACCCAAATCTAGGAATAAGCGTAAAGGTTGACGATCTAAAAAGAAAAGCAGCAAAAGCAAAAGAAATGCCATCGTTTTTGAATACATTTTTAAGACTGCATCTATGCGTTTGGACACAACAAGTTGACCGCTGGATTCCGCTGCAATTATGGGACGAAAATGCAGGAATAGTTTCAGAGGAAGAACTTAAAGGCCGCACCTGTTACGGTGGCCTTGACCTTTCCAGCGTATCAGATATGACAGCGTGGGCAATGGTATTCCCGAATGACGATGATCCGGAAACAATTGATATACTCTGTCGCTTTTGGTGCCCTGAAGCGCAACTAAATAATGCACAGAACCGTTACCGAGATCAATACCGGGCCTGGGAGAAACAGGGATATTTGAACGTTACTCAAGGTGACGCAGTAGACTACAGTTTTATCAAGGCGCAAATATTTAAAGACGCTCAGAAGTTTAAACTTGTTGACTTGAATATTGATAAAATGTTCCAGGCTCATCAACTGGGCATGGAATTGCAAGAAGAAGGCTTGGCTGTCGTTGGCATGGGACAGGGTTTTACCAGTATGGCCGCACCGGTAAAAGAATTTGAAAGAAGGTTATTGGCTAGAAAAATAAGACATGGTGGAAATCCAGTGTTGCGCTGGATGGCTGATAGCGTGGTAGTAAAACAAGATGCGGATGGTAAATTAAAGCCAGATAAAGCATCAAGCCAAGGGAAAATAGATGGTATTATAGCACTAATAATGGCGCTAGACAGGGCGATGAGACATCAGGATAATAAATCAGTTTACGAAGAAAGGGGGATACTGGCATTTTGAAAATAGGACCGCTAAACATTAAATGGGAACGCAGATCATCCCTCGCTAATCCTGATAAATGGCTAACTGAATGGTTTACCGGAAGATGGCAATCAAACGCAGGAGTAAATGTCACTCCTCAAACAGCACTTCAATATAGTGCTATATTTGCTTGTGTGCGAATTTTAGCAGAGACTTTAGCTAGTCTTCCGCTTAACATATACAAGCGCTTGCCAGGTGGAGGAAAAGAAAAGGCTGTAGATCATTACTTATATCAGATACTGCACGAATTGCCAAACCCGGAGATGACAAGTTTTGAATTTAGGGAAACACTCATGGGACATCTTGCGCTTTGGGGAAACGCCTTTGCCGAGATTGAACGCAATAATGCAGGAAGAATAATCGGACTTTGGCCATTGCGACCGGACTGTATGACAGTAGAACGGAATAATGGTTTGAGTTCGGAAACAGGCTGGGACGCAGGAGGCTCATTGCAATACCGGTACTCATTGTCCAATGGCGAAGGGGTAATTTTAAAGCCATGGCAGATACTGCATGTAAGAGGATTGTCGCACAATGGCATTGTCGGTTATTCCCCAATACGATTAGCCAGAGAAGCAATTGGCTTAGGTCTGGCAACTGAAGAATATGGAGCACGGTTTTTTGGAGAAGGTACGCATCCGGGTGGAATAATGGAGCATCCGGGAAAATTAAGCGAACAAGCGCATCAAAACCTGAAGAAATCTTTAACTGAAGCATACTCAGGATTAGGAAAAAGTCACCGGCTGATGATTCTTGAGGAAGGCATGAAGTTTAGTCAGATCGGGATACCTCCTGAAGATGCACAGTTTATCGATACAAGGCGTTTTCAGAATGAGGAGATCGCAAGAATATTTCGTGTCCCTCCTCACATGCTGGCAGATTTACAAAGAGCAACATTTTCCAATATAGAACATCAATCAATAGAATTTGTAGTGCACACAATGGTACCGTGGCTAAAGAGATGGGAACAGGCTATTAAACGGGACTTATTTTTACCGTCTGAGCGAGGTGTTTATTTCGCTGAATTTAACGTTGACGGCTTGCTCCGGGGTGATATTAAAAGCCGTTATGAGGCTTACGCAGTAGGGAGACAAAACGGGTGGCTCAGCGCAGATGACATCCGGGAACTTGAGAATATGAATCCCTTGCCTGACGGCCAAGGAAAGGTTTATTTGACACCTTTGAACATGGTACCGGTAACGTCCACGCAACAACTTGAAGGGGAGGAGGAATAAAGATGGAGAAGAGGGTTGTCCCAGCTGGCGAAATCGAAGTACGGGCCGAAGGAGAAGTAACTAAACTGGCCGGCTACGCTGTGAAGTGGAATAGCGAGAGTGCCGGATTGCCATTTGTTGAGGTTTTCCGTCAAGGTGCATTTGCTGAATCACTTGATAGTAACATCGTTGCTTTATGGGCGCATGATTCGGCTAAACCTCTTGCATCGACAGGTGCCGGTAACTTGAAAATCCAGGAAGACAACATAGGGCTTTATTTTGAAATGACCCCACTGGAAACAACATGGGGAAAAGATGCTCTAACCAGTATTGCTAACCGTGTAGTTAGCGGAATGTCATTTGGTTTTTCTGTGGTTGACGATATATGGGGACTTGAAGACGGACAATCATATAGGGATGTCACAAAGGCAAAACTATACGAAATATCACCGACCCCATTTCCAGCGTATCCGGAAACTAGCGTATCTGCACGAGGATTATTTTATAGCGCTGGCATTAATTTTGACCGGTTGTCTAATATTCTTACCACGGAGCAACGTAATTCTCCGTTAACGGAGGTGGATTGCGACTTAATAAATGACACAATTAAAATTCTTCAGAGTTACTTGCCGGCCAAAAGAGAAAATAAGCAACAGTTTGTTTTAATGCGGAAGCGGTTAGAACTATTGGAGAAAATTATTTAGTAGGAGGCAAAAAAATGGAAAAAATACTTGAAATGCGGCAAAAGAGGGCTGATTTAGTTAAACAAGCCAGGGAACTATTAGATACGGCAGAAGCGGAAAATCGTGATTTGACAGCCGAAGAAATCCAGCAGTATGAGGCAATTATGGTTGATGTCGATACTCTTGGAAATCAGATTGAACGTGAAGATCGTCAGCAAGAACTAGAGGGGGACTTAGCAAAAAGCGCTTCCCGTTTTGCCGGAGGGAAAGAACCGCCTAGTGATAGTAGTGAGAAGGAACAGCGTGCTTCAAGTCCTCGTGCTAGCGATGAATATCGCTCTGCGTTTGCTAGTTATCTTCGTCGTGATCTTAATGGGTTATCACCTGATGAGTATCGTGCTTTACAGGCCGACGGCGACACAGTTGGCGGATATGTTGTAGCTCCGCAGTTATTTATCAGTCAATTAATCAAAGCGGTAGACGATCAAGTGGTAATAAGGCCATTAGCGACAAAATTTACAGTGGAAAAAGCTGAAAGCATGGGGGTTCCCGTTTTGGCTGCTGATCCTGCTGATGCGGACTGGACATCTGAAGTTGACACTGGCCAAGAAGATACAACGATGGAATTTGCCAAACGTGAACTATACCCTCATCCGGTTGCTAAGCTACTCAAGGTAAGCAATAAACTGCTGCGAGTATCGGCAATTGATGTTGAGGCATTGGTAAGGGATCGCCTGGCTTATAAATTTGCTATAACCCAGGAGAAGGCGTTTATGACTGGCAACGGAGCTAACAAGCCATTAGGTATATTTACAGCGTCTGGCAACGGAATAAGTACCGGCAGGGATATAAGCAATGGAAATAGTACAACTGCCATAGGAGCAGATGGCTTAATCAATGCTAAATTTGCCTTAAAACCCCAGTACTGGCGTGGTGCCCGCTGGATATTCCATCGTGACGCGGTCAAACAGATCAGAAAACTAAAGGACGGCGATGGAAATTATCTCTGGCAGCCTGGCATCACTAACGGACAACCGGATAGCATACTTGACTTACCCTACTTAATGTCTGAATATGTGCCAAACACATTTACTACTGGATTATACGTAGGTATTATTGGAGATTTTAGCTTCTATTGGATTATGGATGCATTAAACATGCAATTACAGCGTCTTGTCGAGCTATATGCACGTACTAACCAAGTTGGCTTTATCGGGCGCATGGAGACGGATGGAGCTCCTGTACTGGAAGAAGCGTTTGCGAGAGTTAAATTAGCTTAATCAACAGGGGGTAGGGCTGGGTAATATCCAGCCCTGATTTTTAAAGGAGGAATAAACACTATGAATCTATCTAAGAATTGCAAAATCAGCACTGCCATAACCCCAACTGCGGGTGCTGCTGGAACAAGCACTATAAATGGAACAACATTGGATATGCAGGATTCAGAAGGCGTATTGATGATAGTACGCATGGGAGCAATTACTGCTGGAGCCGTCACATCTATCAAGGTACAACAGGGAGATGCGAGTAACCTTGGCGACGCTGCTGACCTGGCCGGTACCGGACAGACTATTGCAGATACCGACGACGATAAAACATTTTACATTGATTTATACAAACCACTAAAGCGATATGTAAGAGTAGTGGTTAGTCGTGCTACGCAAAACGCTGTAGTAGCCAGTGCGGAATATATCCAATATAAATCGAGAAAAATGCCTGTAACTCACGGATCAGGGGTTAGTGGCGAAACGCATATTTCACCTGCTGAAGGGACAGCCTAAAGGGACAATTAAGGTGGTGGGGGTGCGGCTGGTTAATTGCCAGCCGCCATTATTAATGATTTTATATATTCTTTAAGTAAAATTGAATCAGTAGAAGAAGAAATTAAGTCCAAAAAACATTTTATGATTAATTATTTGCGTCATGTACCACTTAGGGGAAATTATTGTTATTTCTGTCTTGAAAATTATTATTATTGTGTTGCTTGTCCTTATGCAAAACATCACAATAACTGTAATCATGAAAATAGCGATTGGAGAAGTATTGACAAAACACTTATTGATTTAGTAGACAAAATAAATACTGAATATTATCGGGGAGAAAAATATTAAACTGGAGGTTACTAAAATATATAATAAAGAAAAAATTTATGATGAGCAAGTAGCACCATTGATGACACAGATAATTGATATATGTGAACAAAACGGCATAAACATGATAGCCAGTTATTATTTAATTGAAGAAGCAGATGAAGAAAAAGATTTATATTGTACAACATCTATTCCTGGCGAAAAAACAAGCCAAAAATTAAAAGATATGTATAACGTATTATTTAAAAATCCATTTTTTATGTCAATGACCATAATAAAAGAATAAGATAAATTTATTGTTCGTACAATGCTCTGTAGGCAACGAAAATATTTTGTAATAGCCTTTCATATTACCGATTCATAATCTCTTAAAACAACCATACTAGAACAAGCCTGGTGGCATTGTACGAACAAAACTTACATTTTATTGTGAAAGGGAGGTGAAATCTCTATTTAGAATAAATATTTAAAAAAGGATTGAATAAATGTATCCAGATATTGCAATTGTGATGAAACCAAGAAAGGATTTAGGCAAAATCCAAAAAGTAATATATTATATATTGTTAATATTGTCTGTATGGGATTCAACACCTAAATCTCTTGGAAAATTGATCAAAAAAGATTCATTTATCTTTTAATTGAATTACCTTTTCATGATTTTCTATTTCTTCATTAACAATATTTAAAATCATACTTATTCCCTCAATCACCCCCAAAGCTTTATGCACTTGTTCATTCTTATAATCATAGGGTATTCAACTTTCGTAGTGGTTTGTTCACAAATTCCAATCATCTCCCTTTTTGCTATGTAATGTGGTTGAAATGCACTTCTGAATCGTGCGAAAATGATTTTTTAGAATTTCAAGTAATTTTCACAAGAATTAATGAAAGGTGGTATAAAAATGAATGATGAAAAATTTGACTATAGTTTTAATTATAGTAAATTAAAAGGCAGAATTCGTGAAATCTTTAATACTCAAAGTGCCTTTGCTGAAGCAATGGGAATGTCAACAACATCACTTTCTGCAAAATTGAATAATAAGATTGAATTTAGCCAAAAGGAAATAGACAAAGCTTCAGATTTACTGAAAATCAAAAAGGAAGAAATTCCAGTTTACTTTTTTACCCCAAAAGTTCAAAGAATGTAGGAATACCGGGCGTTTCCGGGGATAGTATTTTGAACTTTTTTATGGTTATATATAAAGGGAGCAAGAATAAAAAGTTCTTAGACTGCCTATGAGGAATTGAAACAAAATATGGTTAAACAAATTATACCGTCCTGTTTTTTCTTTCCAAACATGAGCAAAAGCCCCCTTTCTAATCTTGAACCCATCATCTTGAACCGTCGAAATCCCTGTATTCATGCGCTTTTCACGTTAGAGCGGTTCAAGGTTCAAGGTGTTTCCCTTATTCTCTATATTTCTTATGTTTATAAGAACGTTCTTGAAAAGTATGTTATTACAATAAAGAAGTTGAAACCGTCTTGAACATCATGAACCGAAACACGCAAAGCCTTGAACCGCCTGACTTTTCAGAGGTTCAAGGTTTTAATTTTCATCTTGAACCGATGTTGAACCGCTAACGTCATCTTGAACCGTGTATTGGTCAAGGCGTGTCAGTTCGTCCATTCGGTCAAGAATGGTTGCTTTACCCTTTTCGTTTAATTGTTCAAAAAGATTCAAGAGTTGAACAGCAGACTTCCCGTATACCAATTTTACGAGCCTATCAACGTAATCAGCGGCAAATTGTAGATATTCGGAGTTCTGCCCCCCCCCCCGTAGATTTTTAGTCAACATTGTTTCTACGATGAAGTAAGATTCGTTTGATTTCAGGTCATTTTCATCATAACCCAACAATCTTTCTTGTGAGGTTCGCAGGGCAATGGCGAAGTCATTCAGTTTATACATCGGGAAATTGTTAATCCCCAATTCGATTTTATTGATTGCCGAACGGTGCTTGTAACCTGTCTTGGTCGCTAATTCCTCTTGGGACATTTCAAGTTCTTCCCGTCGCGCTTTTATGTTTTCAGCGATTGTTCCCATAATGACACCTTCCTTTCTGATTATCATTATAGTCGCGTGTAGATGGATTGTCAACAGTTGTTTTGATTTTCATAAAAAATATTTTATTTTTTTCTAAAAATGTGTTGACATTAAATCTACACGGTGCTATACTTTATGTAGATAGTAAATCAACCGATATGAAAGGGGACAACCTATCATGATGTTAGAAGAAGCGCAAGCCCGGTTAAAGAAAGAAAAAATCAACACACAAGACCAATTATGGGCGATAAATTCACTTTATATTTTACTTGACCTTGACAAAGATGATTTCTGTAAAATCATCGACACGGTAGGACTGGACAAGCTGATAAAAAAGCAAACGCATTATGACCGCCTAATTGAAGCGGAAGAAGAATTGACAGCAAAAGAAAGGTATCTGCAAGCGAAAGCCCGTTTGGAAGAACTGGAAAATGAAAAATTCGTGCTTTCGCAGATTGTGAGTAATTACAAGCCAATAAAATAACCCGCCTGATGATGACCGTCCGGTTAGCGGTCGAAACCCCGGAAACGGGGTCGCGGGAAACTACAAATTAAATTCAAAGGAGATTGAACACTATGAACGCAATGACGAAGCAAATTCTTAATGACATTAAATACAAAGGTAGAGTTCCAATGATGATTGAATCGGTTGACCGAGTTTTCATTATGGATTGGGTAAGTAAATACAGCGTTACCTGTTCCGAATGTGATGTGGAATTTGAAGAAGCTGTATAGGACAAGCCGTCAACGGGTTTTTCGACAAATTGAAAAACAATTTTAGAAAAAACGAAAAACCTGTTGACATATAATCTACACGATGGTAGAATAACGGTAGATGAAAGGTCAACGGTTACGAAAGGTGGTAATAATCATGACAAGCTACGAATTGAAAAGCAGGATTCAAAAAGCAAACGAAAAAATTCAGAAGAAAACCGCCACGATTGCCAAAAAGGAAACGTGGATTGCTTCCGGGAAGAAAGACGAATATGAAATTAAGTGGCTTCAAGAAGATATTAGCCGCCTTTATGACGGCTTTTGATTTGTCAAAATATTTTTGCGTATACTGCACC